CATAGGTAAGATCGCCAACACCTGACCATAGGTTTAATTCGTTAGGCGTTTCGCCTGAATCAAATACCATACGCACAAGGAATATAGGGCGAACGACATCAGCAGTTGATACTGCCTGCATTGCACTAGATAAAGCCCTACTCATAATGCTTCAACCATAGCAAAGCTAAAGCCCTGCAAGCTGGCCTCATTGGTAGACCACGAAACCTCATTGGAGGCCATGCGCCAAAGGCTCTTAGGCTGTGTGAAGTCTAGCGCCTGACCTGTAGCTATTGCCTCGCGTAATGGCGGTTGAAACTCTAAAGTACCAGCGCCTGATGACTTGTCTGCTGTAACCAAGTATAGATAGCTGCCTAGCTGAAAGTATGTTCCTGCCGATACCGCTGTGCTGCCTCCAGAGGTTGTCAGGGTCTCTGCCCTGATAGCAGTGGTGCCGCTTGTAGTCACATTGGCTGTATCTGTATGCAGTGGGTTACCGAAAGTAAATGTACCTTCACGCCCTTTGAGTCCAATGATAAATGCTTCGACTGATCTTGCCTCTGCATAGGTTAAAGGCGGCAAAGCAACCTCTGCCTCCCACCTTGCGCCCTGATGCGTATAGACCTGAGTATCTAAAGTAAACGGAGATTCAGCAACAGCCACAACACGCTTTAGGCGCATTGACATATTCTGTATGCCGACATTGGGAAAAGATAAAGGCATCTATTATGCTCCGACCATTGCTCTTGAGAAGTTACCACCACGCACCCTAGCGTCTGCTACAGCGCCTTTAGCTGCTTGCGCTATCTGTGGCATCAGTCCAATTATCTCGGCTCTAACAGTGCTTTGGATGCCTGTGGTGACGTTTATGGTTTGGTTAACTACAACACCTGAGCCACCGCCTAACTTGTTATTAGGAATTATCGCACCATTTTGATTAGGAACAAAAACTTCTTGGCCTCGCTCTCCAACCAATGTTGGCTGGCCTCTATTCACAGAGCCGCCAATAGCTGCGGTAGCAGAATAGTCTTGACCCATACCAATTCCACCCCCAGCCGTCATCCCAGAGCCAGTTGAGCCTGTGCCTCCAGTACCAAAAGAGCTAGTAATAAAACCAAATGCCGCATCAACAATGTATTTCTGGATTAGCATTTTAATTAAGCTGTCAACAACGCTTTTGGCCATTGACTTTATAGCATCGGCAAAGTTAGCTGCACCTGTTATCCCAGCGGTCAGAGAGTCTGTTAAACCATCTAGTCCCTGCTTGGTAAGGTTCTGTATATTGGTTGTCATGTCAGGAATGCTGTCACTCCATGACTTGAAGCCAAGTTCTATGTCGTTTAACGCTGGAACAATAGCGGCTGGCACTGTACTAGCAGTGGCTTTAAAGTTTTCTAAGCTGGCTATTGCTAAATCAATTTCTTTGCCAAACCCAGAAAGAAAATCAACTTCACTAATGTCGGCAGCTGCTTCTGCATCCTGAGCCTCATGGTAAAGTTCAAGTAACTTTTTGCGCCTCTCCATCAACTTATCTGTTGCGGCTAACTGAGCATCGACAGACATATTGGTAGTATTTTTAACGCCTTCAATTTGCTTATCTAGCTTATCAAGATCGGCTCTGTATTCTTTACTGCTTTGCAGCCCAACATTAAACGTGTCTTTTAGCTGATTTTTTAGTTCTATGGAGCCTTTGTAGACTCTTATAAATCCGTTGGCTAACTCTTGAAACCCGACAACTGCTAGTTTAATTCCTTTAAGCAGGTCAATCGCCAATGATCTAGCAAATGCCTCAATCCCGCCCTTAGCCTCTATAGATCGCTGTAGGAAGCCCGTGAATCTTTCTACCATCATTTCTATAGCAGGGGCAAAGGCTGCTACCGTTTGATCAGTAACGCCTTTAAACAAGCTCTTGAGCTTAGTCAGAGAGTCAACTGTATCTTCGACACCTTTAGCGGCAGTGCTAGACATGGTAAGGCCAAGCACTTTCGCTTCACCTAGCATTTCTTTCAGACCATCGCTTCCCTGAGACAAGGTATTTACAAGGGCTGCACCCTCGGAGTCAAACAGCTTAAACGCTAAACGCAGTCGGTCTGATTCTGATTTAACATCTTGGAACGCATCAGCCAAAACAATCATGCGTTCATCAAGCGGCATTCTGTTTAGTTCTTGGGCATTTATACCCAGTTCCTTAATTGCGCCTTTAGCCTCACCCATGCCCTGCGCTGCTTCGGCAGTTCTACGGGTAAACCTTTGCAGGGCCATATCCATCGTTTGAGTAGCCACGCCAGTAAGGTCAGCCGCATATCTTAATGCGCCCAAAGCCTCAGTTGTTGTGCCTATTTTTGCAGCGGTCTTTGCTAGGGAGTCTGTAGCGTTTAGGGATGATCTAACTAACAAACCAAAACCAGCAGCACCAGCAACGCCAACCAGTGCAGTTCTTAGGCTAAACACAGAGCCAGCTATTGCCTTCAATCCATTAGCAGCAGAACCAAAACCTTTCTTGGTTTTATCAAATGCCCTAATCGTGATGTTTACATTTTCAGCCATTGTTCTCGCTCATTATCTGGAAGTAGGCCAACCACTCGTTAAAGTGACTGACAGGCATTTGCTCTGCTTCTTCTATGCTCATGTGAAGGCGGTCAGCCAAGGAAAGCAGATTCATCCTCGACTGATCGCTTCTCAGTTTCCCTCAGCCGCCTCTACTGACTCGATCTGTGCAAACATCTGATTAGCGATTTCACTAATTACGTTAGTTTCTTCGCCCATCAAATCAATGCGATCCTCAGCAGAAGTAAAGAGCTTGTTGCCGCCCTCGTCTTCTGCCTTCATAACGATCAAATCCACCATCGCGCCAACTGTGGTGTTGTTTAGGAAGTTGGGGTGCTTCTTCTGCAACTGGTCTAAGTCATAGCAGGTAATGCTTCTGCAATACAATTTAAACGCTCCAGATTCGTCACCCCATTCTGGCACCTGTACTTCTCGCGCCTCAACCTTTCTTCTGCTGCGTAACTCTTTAGCTAATCCCATGGTTTAATCCCCTTATGCTGTTGCTTCAGTTACTGCTCCGCTGCACTGGATGGAGAAGCTGGCTTCTACCATGCCGTCGAAAGAACCAGTGATTGAACGAGAAGTTACAATGCCGCCACCAGAGAAATAAGATTCGCCAGTGCCAGTACCTGTTGGATAAATCTCAAAATCTACCGCAGCGCGTTCGTCAAGGATAAGCTGCTGTGCGTCAGCCTCATCCCAGTAGCACTCGATAGTTACTGTATTGGTCTTTAGACCTTCTTTATAAGATCGTGCGGTATCGCCCATTACACTATCTTCAATGGTATCTGCTGAACCATCAAACGTGAAAGAACGAACCTCACCCACAACGGCCACAGAGCCGCCAGATGCCGCGATTTTTACTACACCAGATGCGCCTGTTTTAGTCGCCATGATAATTACCTCTAATTTAAGTTAAGTTGTGCCGCGAGTGTACTGATACATAACGCGAACTGTAATAATAACCCCACCAATGGGGTCAATAGAACCTTCATCAATCTCGACTCTGGTTATCTGCGTATCAAGGGCATAGCCCCCACGCAAACGATCAACGTCAAGACCTTCTTCAATTGCTTCGATAATGTTGTTTCGGGCTGAATCAATCACAGACCCTTTAACGTAGCAAATGAACTCATAATTGATTGTAGCCATTCGCTGAGTAATTGACCCACCGATGCTACTATCTTCTCTATCCTCGTCTGCACTTCGAACAAGGATAGCAGGAAATTGTGCGCTTGATAACTTAGTAAAATCAAACGGCTCTCTTGTTACATACTTAATATCTACTGGCGTTTTAACTGCCTGAAGCGTAGCCACCAAGTTGTTTGCAATGTTCTCTCTAACGCTCATTTCAATGCCCTGAAGAATACTTCGCCAAGTTGCTTTTCTTCTCTATCGCTAAACCCAAAAAACGGTCTAGTCTTATTGTTCATTGCAGCCTTTTTAGATTCAGTGGCTCTAGTAAAGAATATCTCAGCTTTAGTGCTGCTTGCCCTTGATGTCATCGAGCTTAACATCTGACCTGTAAACTGTAGGTCTGGGTTTGTGCTTCTGCCTCTACTAGCCCTAAATGCAGCATATACGGGCGTATACTTCTTAAACTTCCCGCCCTTAAAGCCAACGCCTTTACTGGTTCTGGCTTCAATAATATTAATACCAGCCTGAGCAGTAATCGACAGTGCTTTTTTAACACTTGCTGATAGTGCTTTGCCTTTTTTGCCAATACGCTTTGCAACAGCCTTTGCATTGGTATCAATCTTAACCTGCATTATCTATCTAACCGCTGTCCGACAGGTTGCTTCTCATCGTAGTCAACAGTGCCATCACCGTCTTCATCATAATCAACACCATCTGCCAATACAGCTTCCAACTCTTCGCCATATCGAGCTTTGTAAAAGTCGATCATGTTTCCGAATCGGTCACCATCTACCCAGTTAGTTAACTGCGGCAAGACGTATCTATATAGCACCAAGTATGCGCTAGTCATAGTAAACTGTGAGCTAGTTAGCTTGCTGTTATCCATCTCACCAGATATGCCTTTTCTAGGCCACCATTTGATCCTAAGCTCTCGCTCAATATCCAGCTTTGCTTTTGGATGTTCCGCAACAAAAGTCTCGATACCAAAATCAAGAATATCGGGAATCAGCTTTAATAAATCTGCATCGCTTGAATAAGCCATATAAACCTCTAATAAAAGCCCCCTCCGAAAAGGGGGCGATTAGTCTTACAGTTAGTCTTACAGTGCAGCGTCAGACAGAATCTCAACACCGAATGCATCGTCAAGCTCGGCTACGCCATATACAGCAGTAGCGTTCAGCTCGAATGCACGCAGAGACTCATCACGCTGAGGCGCAATGTTGAAGTCACGCTTCATAGCGATCATCAGAGCTTCAGGAGCAAATACAGCACCCTTAGCATCGTCATTGCCGTCAACAGTGATGTTGGCAGATTCATATACATTTATGCCAGCGATAGTACCTACATAACCGTTACGCATTGCTTCGTTCTGCAAGTCGCCACCGTTGGGGTTAGCAAAGGTGTTAGTTAGGTTAGCTTTCAACTGATACGCTTGGAAAGGATGTACTACAGCATTGATAGTGCCAGTAATCTTGTTAGCGCGTAGAGTTGCAGCAGCCTTAAACAGGTCAGCAACAGTAATCTCTGCACCAGCAGTACCGATAGAACCTGAGAAGCCGTCAAACAAAGCGATTAGGTCAGTGTCAATCTTGGTAGCGATAGCGTTACCCAGAACAGTACCTAACTCAACAGCAGGGTTTCCGTCACCGTAGGTAGCCATGTCAGTCAGCAGAACCTGTGCGCCTACTTCGCCAACAGTTACAGAAACTGAGCTAGTAGATACAGTGGTGCTGGTCATGTCAGTGCCTTCAGTTAAGTTGGCAGCAGCGATTGCTGGGTACTTAGGAACCTGAATAGTCTTGCCAGCTTGGGCTTGGATGTTGTACTGAGTAACAAGACCCAGCATAAGTGATTGCTCTTCTGCGGTAAAACGCGCCTGAGCTACGATATTAACAAACAGATCGTCAAGTGTTGTTGAAGTTGTTGCAGCCATGATAAATGCCTCTAAATAAAATTAAATTGTGGTTTGGTGGTTACTTTTTCTTCATAGCAGCAAATGCTTCTTTGCCACCATTTTCCCAGTTTGCAACCATATCTGCCACAGATTGAGGCTTCTGCGTAGAGCCACCAGCGTTACCCATCGATCCTGTGCCACCTTGTGACGCTTTGACCATGTGCGGGTTTACTGTCAAGAACTCTGCTACCATCTCGTTGACTGATAACAAATCACCGCTGTCATTGTATCGCGGTACTCCGTTAGCGTCTAGCACCTCGACCGTTCCGTCATCTGACAGTCTGGTCTGGTCTTTTAGTAGCTGAGAGACTTGAGTCGGATTAACAGCATTACTGTTAGAAGCTGCACCCAGAATCGCTCCATCTACTAGCGTCTGTTGCAACTTGCTTTTGTAACTCTGTATCTCCATGTCTTTCTTCTCGACCGTTTGCTTCAGGACTTTATCGAACTCCCCGCGCTCTTTCTGTCGCTCCAACTCTGCGGCTTCTTTTTTTGCCAACAGGTCTTTAGCTTCATCAAGGTCAACGCCAGATAGTCGTTTGTCGAACTTGCGCTGCTCTCTAGCAACACGATCCGCAACAATGCGGTCTAGTTCATCCTGAGTAAAGGTCTTGCTTTCCTGAGTTTCTACTGCCGCAGTTTCAGTCTCTGCTTCTGTTTCCATGATTTCATCGCTCATGTCGCGTGCCTCTTAAAGAGTATTGGTGAATCGTTAGTCTAGCATAAATTTACTTTTTTGGTTTCTTCTTCTTTTTTGGTCGCCCAACGTTACTACCGTATGTACCTTTACCTTTTGGCATGATTTAGTCCTCTAGTATTGGTCTAAAATGATGACGACAGTTATAGCCGCCCCTTACAATAAACGGATCGCCAGATGCCTTGCCTTTCCAACTACCCGCCCATGTTCTCTCTATCTGTTCAGTGGTAAACACCTGATTAACATATTCCCTACAAAACGGCCTTGTATCTCTAACCGTTGTGCCGTAATACTTCCACTTGGTTGCACCTGACTCTTTACCTATAGCGGTGTTAATAGAAGCATCAAACTGCATCAAGCTATCCTGAGCCATCTGAGTGCTGTAGCGTCTAAGGTTATTACCAACCCTATCCCTAGCATATAAGGTATGTAGCTTTTCAACTGCGGCTGCACTCTCTGCCGCATTGCCTGTTCTTGCTATATCAACTAACCGCTGTGCCTCTAAGTCGTCAGATTGAATGTATACGCCATTTACCGCATGGCGAATGGTCTTTACCGAATCAGCAAACGCTCTGCCCGTAAGGGTATTCTGATAAACCTCAGTCGCTATGACATCAAGGTACTCATTAGCAATCACCTCGAATCCTTGAAAGGATAACCGCTGTAGTTGGCTAATGACCGCAGGGCTTGCTTTTGTAAAGTCCCCGTATGTCTTTAGCATCACAGCCGCTTCAGCCGCTACGCCATTGTAGTCCCTTATCATCGCATCAACAGTGGCTAGGTACGTTTCATCAATTGCCAACCTAATCTCGTTACGCGCAGATATAGCCCATTCTAAATCGAACAGATTACCATCCTGTAGAGGCGCAGTTGCCATAAGATCAGCAACCTTCTCTTCTAACGTCACTAAAGCCGCCTGTAGCCTTTCTTGATGGCTATCGGCTAACTTCTCTAATGCTTCAGAATAAGCCGTATCCGCTGGCATTACTCAGCAACATCCTGCTCTGCAAACTGACCTAATACTTGCGATCCGCTTTCAATTTCAACGTGCGACTGGGCTAATGCCTCATCATCTAGGATTAGATCACTGATCTTCTTATCTATCTCTTGCATTAGGGTTACTGACTTAACGCCTGTAGAACGCATCTGCTGCAAGAATAGTAGCTCTTTATCGTAGTCACGCAGGTCAAATGCGTCTGGGTAGAATATCTCCACATCTGGCGTGACATCCTGCCAATCACAGAACAACACCCAAAGCTGCTCTTCGGCAAGCTCCAGCAAGTCAGCCTTTTCTGATAACTTAGCATTCAACATTTGGAACTCGGTCTGCATAGCCACGCCAGACATTACTTGAGCATCAGTCCCGCGTACAGCACCCATATGACTCATGCGATTGATTGACTCCACCTTATCGGTTATCGATGCACGAACAGCGTCTAGGTTCTGACCGCTAGGCTGTAACTGGTAAGGTTTTAACTGTGCGTCCATATCATCGGGCAGATTAATGATCGCACCAGCACCTGCACTAGCATCTGTTCCATATGATTTAACCAGTGTCGGGTGGTTAGAAATACGGATTAGCTGCTCGATCTCTGATAGCTCCTGATAGATAGCTCTTTGCATATAGGACGCATCTGATATGTCACTCAGCCCTATGCCTCTGGTTATCGATCTTTGCGCAGGTAAGAACACCGCAGGGATGCGACCCAGTACGTTGTCATCCACTTCAATCATCTTATCTAGGTCATTAACTGAGTGCCATTGCTCTACTCGGTCTTTGTACCAAACGCGGTAGTACGTCTCTGTGGTGGTCTCATCAACACGGATAACGCTTTCTCTGACCTTTAGATAGTCAAGCTCAAAGCGACCGCTGGGGGTGCGAGCGTAGTTCCAGTCAAGAACATTCTCAGGAGTGAACATCGTTACATAAGGTCTAATTTCTTGCTCTAGCTCTTCTGCTTTTGTTCCCGCTGTAGACTTAGGCTTATCCATCATTAGCCATACATGACCATACACACTAGACCAAATCTGAGCTTCGCGCATAAATGCATCAAAGCTGCGGCCATCAAGATCAGCATCTTTTAAGAAAGAATCAAGGGCCACGTTATTGGCTGCGCTGTTATAGGCTCTAGTAGGCGGCACGCGCCAGAGAAAGCTGCTGTAGATATGGACTATATTTTTGCAGTGGTTATCTAACGGGGTCAGATCAAGTCTGCGGTCATAGTCATCTGTTGTTTCGGATATGTAGCGCGTGAGGTATGCGCCATTAAAGTAATCTTGCCCACCCATATAGCTGCGAACATAAAACTCCCAGCGTGCTTCGTACTTGTCATAATCAGGGTGCGTTGTATCTGCGTTCAATCTCATCAAGTCCACCTTTGTGGTTGTGGTGTGGCGTATTCAGTGCGAACTGGGAACAGGTATTCCACTAAGTAGCCGAGGGCATCGTTCATATGATCGTAGCCATCTTCTTTATTGGGAATGCTTGTGCCTTCTTTGTATGTCTGCCTTTCAAGTGACTTAATCGTCTGCTTGCATTTCGGGCTGATGTACAAATGCCGTTCACCATCACTTGATAGTAAACGACTATTCACAGCGTTGATTCTATCCCTGACCAATGCGTGTGAGTTCTTCGCCTTAACGCTAAATCCTGCGTTTTGTAAGATCGACAAATCTGTGCGACCACCAGCAGAGGTTTTCCGCTGTCTTGATGCTGGGTCTGGATAAACAATTATATTGCGTCTAGGGTAGCGGTCTACTATCTCCGCAACCATTTCATCGGTGTTAGACCCGTACATGACTATCTCGTCAACGGCAATCAGCGTCCCGCCTTTACGAATACAGATAACGGCAGACATTGGGTCTAAATTGAAGTCCATCCCAATGTGGAGTGTACCACTATCGTCATCAATCGCCAATACAGACTCTTCTCGGTTAAACCCATAGTAGATCAGGCCAGCATAGGTTACGAATGCAGCCTCATACTCTTGCTTGAAGGTTCGCTCATCTAGGTCTTGACGGGCAGCGTCAATCTCTTCCTGCGGTACGTTGCCACCATCGAGAGTCGTATACTGGAAAGACTCCCAATCCTCTGCGCCATCTTTGCCTCTAGCCCATAGATCATAGAAGTGATTCCTGCCTTTAGGCGTACCAATAAAAAGCGCACCCCCTTTTCTGTCAGATAGGCTGGGGCGTATAACCTCATACCATGCCTCTGGGCGCATATCAGCAAACTCGTCAAGGACAACAAAGTCCAAAGCTCGTCCGCGCAGGTTGTTTGGCTTCTCGGCTCCTTTGAGGCTAATCACTGACCCATTGATTAAACGCAGTGTTAGTGAGCTTTCGTTAGTCTTTGATATATACTCATGCGGGATAGTATGGATAAGCATCTGCCAAGCAATCTCTTTGGCAGACCCGTAGGTAGGCGCTACATACCAAACATTCTTATTCTTGCCTGATACTGCTGCCCTTAACAATGCACCTGTAGATAGGAACGTCTTGCCGAATCGTCTGCCAGCCACGACAGAAACAAACCTAGCATTACTAATGAATATTTCAGTCTGAGGTTTGGTTAATTGCATTGTTGTCTAAAATAATATTAATCGGGGGTATCTCTTGAACCTCTGCTTCCTGCTCTTTCCAGCCAGCTTGGGTTTTTAGATAAAAGATGTTAGCCGCCACGTTACCCTTTTTGGCTAATTGTATAAGGTTAGACCCCATACTAGCGCACTGTTTAACCCTGCCTTTTTTATAAGCGTCAGAAACTTCAGGCTGTCTTTCCTCTATAGCCCGCAAGGTTGTTTCGGAAATGCTAAAGTAATCAGCGATCTGGCCTTTAGTAAGCACAGCGGCCAATGCTTCAAGTTGGGTTATTTGCTCTGGCGTAAACTCAATAATAGGTCTACCGCCACCATCACCTTGATTACCTATCTTCATAATTATCCTACAAATTCAAATGATGCAGTTAATCTATCAGCTGAAACCTTTTTTCTAATTGCCGTGACCCCAGAAATACTTTCATGTGCAGCTGTTCTGCCGACTGATACTCTACTTGGCTTTCTAGCCATGATCCAATTTTTAGATGATTGTAATCCATGTATAAAATTAGGTGCTGATGTAACTAATCTAACTCTAAATCCATTATTTTTATATTGTTTAGCCATTTCAGACATAAATCTACCACCTAAACCTATACCTTGATAATCAGGTTTGACAACAATTCTATGTATTCTTTTAAAATTCTTTACTTTTGGATGAGGAAAATGCAAAAAACTACACCATGCTACAGGTTCACCACCTATTTCAGCTATATATTTATGCGCAGCATTATGATGATCTGCACTTAAATAATGAAACTCTTTAAATAATTCCCATTCTTTTCCTGATGCTTTTCTGATTTTAACCTCAATATCGGGTCGCCTAAGTGACCTCCGATAAAATTGTTTTTCATTGGCATCATATACCCAATTTGGCTCTAACCATTCCTCAATATCATAATGACAAGATACCGCTATAAATTGTTTGTTTTCTCGTCTAATATATTTTTGAATTGCTGCACTACCTATTTTGGCAACTTGACGATCTACAACTGATGTAAATTCATCATAAAGAATGGGTTTATCCGATTCTAAAATGATTCGTGCTAATTCGGCTCTCATTTTTTGACCATTAGATAAAACACTAAATGGCTTCAGCCAGTCTGGAGGACTAGAAAATCCCACTTTGCTTAATGCTTCAGTAATTTGCTTTGGCGATAAATTTTCTGCAAAATCATCTATTACCGTTCTATCAGTCCATTCAAACCCATTAAATAATTCGAAGTCTTTAAATACATTCTTTGCTATTGTAGTTTTACCTGAACCAGAAGCACCAACAATTAACCCTATATTCCAATCCATATCTTCAATAGGAATATTGATATCAAATTCTTTGCGAACAACAGATGTGTCATAATCAAATTGCCCCTTTACTTTTTCCACTCTAAAAGACGATGGTATTTTGCTTTCTATTACAAACTTTGAACTTGGCATGAATACCCCTTCTCTAATAATTCATTATAGACCCTTTCCTGATGACCTTCGTTTTCACAGCTAACAATAATGTTAAATACCTCATAATATGATTCTTCTTTTAAATCGCCAGAATCTTCAGATAATCCATCAATAATGTTCGCTAATTCCTGATCATCAAACCCCAATAACGATAAATCTATATTTTGCGCTATATTTTCTACTTCTATTTTTAATAACTCATAATCCCAGTCAGCATTTAAAGCTAATTTATTATCAGCTATAACATATGCCTTTCTCTGGGCCTCTGTAAAGCCCTTTAAGGCAATTGTCGGCACCTTATCCATACCTAGCAGTTGTGCAGCTTGTAGCCGCCCATGCCCTGCTATAATGCCGTTATCCTCGTCTATAAGGATTGGGTTAGTAAAGCCGAACTCTTTTATACTGGCAGCGACTTGCTGTACTTGTTTCTCGCTGTGCGTTCTTGAGTTATTAGAATAAGGGATTAGTTCCCCTGTTTGCTTCCATTCAATAGACTCCATTATTGCTCCGTCCCGAATATCTCTTCTGCCATTGCTGCAAACTCCCTGAACCCTTCGTAAGGCTCAAACTCTGAAAGCTCATCGACCATGTTAGCAACGCCATCTTGCCAGTCAATAAGCTCTTCTCTGATCTTATGTCTTGGAACATCAGTGGTCATTAATGATTCAATAATCGCATCGAAGCGAATTATCTCGTCATTTAATTCCCAATCAAAGCAATCTTCAAGTGATTTAGTTAGGTTTAGGCTATCCATTTGACACCCCTAATGTCAGTGAACTAGCGGCATTGTGCATGGTTTTTACGAAAATGTAAACTAGCTAAGGTCGTCGGCAGCGACTGCGCCAAGCGAGAGAATTACAAAAACTATCATGTAAATTATCACTGTTTGCCCCCTTGTTGGTAAGTTAAGGCGGCATTGTATAGACGATCAGTTATGATTTGAAATGCTTGTTTAAGATAATGCTCATACCATTATTGATATGTAAAAAAACCCCCCAGCCAAGTACAAATCGGTCTGAGGGGGTGGGGGTAAGACTCGCAACGACTTTTAACGAGTCTTGGAAATAGTAGCCCGTATCGGCCCTCAGTGGGCTAACCTGAGTCAAAGGTATAAGGGAACCTCGGCCTATGCGTTTTCGCCACCAGTGCATTAATCTGGCAAGAAAGGACTATGTTAGGCCCTCGGCTAGTAAATTATAACCCCATAAACAACAAAAGCGGTCAGCAAAGCGGTCATGGTAAATAGGTGTAGCCTGTAAACTACAAGCGGTTCCTCTAGCCACTCCCTGAACCTTCTGGCCATAATCTCAGCCTTTGATCGCCTAATAGCTTTGTCAGCGTGCTTGTTAGCGTCTCTAATTAGCGTTTTAACGTCCATTAGTGGCTCCCCATTACAAGTCTATCTAAATAAATTAAATCCTGATACGAGTCCATTACAAGCTCTTCCATGCTTGGCTCAAGATACATATATAACTGATGTCTAATTTCTTCAAGAAAGTCAGGTGTATCGAGTATATCCTCAAAGTCGTCCAGAGCCTCCGACAAGTAAGCATCATTATCAACATCTTTAGCGTTCCTGTCAGCAGCATCGCGGAACATAGCGGCAGCCATCCTAGAGGTAGCGTCCTCACTGTATATCGCTTCTAATGCCAGCAAGGGCTTATCGCTAACCGTGTGAGGAAATACGTCATCCATCCAAGTCGGGTGAGTAATTAGCCAGAGAGCTATAAGTCCGTCTTTAGTCTTATCTGGCAGTTCCTGATAACTACCCTCCCACATTGGGGTTTCGTCTCGGATAAGGCCAACAGCGTCATTCAATACCTTGTAAGACATTAGCACACCCCCAGATTTATGCAGTCGTTGTATTCCATTGTACTAGCAGCGCAATACATGATTATGAGTATAGCCGCGCCAATCCATCCAGCGCGGTTTTCTTGTTTTTCTAACTCAGCTTTTTCAACAGTGTTTAGTTGGCTGTAAGTAATTGAGTGACGATCTAACATATTATTCCCCTTGATTTTTTGATTGCCCCCCGTAGGGGGCGGTTAATTTACTCTTCCTCTTCCTCAATGAAAAAAATAACTCGAACGCTGGTGCCGTAGTTGTCAACATTCGACTCACTGTAGTTAGACTGAACATTTTTAGGCATAGCTTCAAGCCATTTGCCGAACTCTGTATCCTTATAAAGAGATTCTGTTTTATCCATTTTAATAACCTTTGTTTTTTGAATGTAGTTGTATTAAATACCATTTGCCCGCTAAAGTAAACCCTTTTGTATATAATATTATGGAATGAAAAGAATCTGCTTAAAACTTTTGGTTATATATCACCTATGCGCCATTCCTGCTCCTTGATCTGCTCTTTTAGTTGACGCGCAAACTGGATAACTTCTTCTCTGTCAAACTTAGGTGATGCCCTCCAAGCCAGACGCTCCATAGCCTTTACCCTTCGCTCCCCGTAGCTATCAGCCATCCACTGTCTGTAACGTAGGACATAGTGCGCCTGCTTCATGCCCCACAGGTTACAACTAGGGCATTGGGGGTGGATGTTTTCCTCGAATAGCTTAAAAACTGTTCGGCCTCTAGGTATGAAATGGCCGCCCTGCATAGCCTTGTAATGATCGATCTTGCCGCAGGTAACGCACTGGCAGTATCCGTTGTCATCACTTGCCTTTAGCCTTACAAGCCTTTGTAAGAGCTTGGCTGCCTTGTCTACTTCCTGTGCCACCGTAGTCTTTTTACGCTTCGCCATTAATCTCTCTCTCAATCAAGAAATCAACGTAGTGCTTAATCTTTCTCAGTGAATCTACCCCCCCCTTATCCTTCCAGCGAGTTATGTATTTCACAATATTACCCTCACAGAAATCCATCTCATTAGCCATGATATATTCGATAGGCTGTATCGCTTTCTTCCTGTAATGGTCGCCACCGACCTGATTGTCTAGTGCGCTCATTCTTCATCCCCTTTTTCAACAACTTCAATTTCTGTAGGCATACCAATGTTGCAATGAGAGCAAATACCGTAAGCATTGCCATCATCGCCAACCCAATACTCAAGACTATTACCACACTCACAAAAGCATTTAGTAGCAATAATTCCATTTGACGGAAAGTTAATGACATTACTCATCCTTTAAGCTCGGCACAACAGTCTTTCGTGAATGCTCACCAGTGCGAATATGATAGGTAATCGCGTGTGCTGCCCTCCAGCTTACATAGCCACCCCTAGCAGCATAGGCATCAGCACCAGCCAATGTCGGGTGTCTCTCTACAATCGCTCCCGATGCCTCAGCGGTAACTTGCTCTTGGTGATGGTAGTGGCCCGTGTGAATGTAACAATACTTGGCTTGCCCCCACATTGATCTATAGCGAGCATCAGAGCTAAACACAGAAGGCAGTGCGCCTATCTTCTTTTTGTGTCCGTGATGGAAGCCCAACATTATCTCGCCATGAAGGTGCGCGTAGTACGGGAACTCGGTATCGTCTACCTCTAGCCGTGGATTGTTTTTATAGATAACCTTAGCGGCCTTTCTAAGCCACGCAGAGCCACTTTCGTCATGGTTACCCTCACATACTATTAGTTTGACAGCTTTATGCTTGGTTAACAGTATTTCAACGCATTGCATAGTCACAGACAAAGCCATCTCGATTAGCTTTCCATATCTAGTGTCGGCATCAAGAACGTGCTTTGAAATAGGGGTAACTGGTAAAAGGCCGTCCCAGTGCAGGAAGTCGCCTTGCAGGTTAAGTATCGCTAGCTCGCTATTAGGTGAACCATCAGCCATGCGGGTCATTGCAGACAATGCCTCATGCTCGGCTATGGACATATCCCAGTCATCGCCAGTCTCAGCGTGCCAACTGTACATCCCTAAGTGAAAATCTGTAAGGGTATATAAAGTTAAAAGCTCTGAGTCGTGTCCTTTAGCAGCCTTTATCTTTGGGGCTGGCTTCCACTCAAATCCCTCAATCGCCTCTACAATCTGATCCTTGTTTAAACCCTTAGCTCTTTCTTGGATAACCCACTGCAAGGCTTGTGAGCCATCTTCCTTATAAGCGGTAGATATTCTCTTTGCTTCGAACCCTTCTGCGGTCTGGTGGACTAAATCCCTATGGGGAGCAACCCCGTTGCTGGCGGCTATCCCCTCTAACCTGCGAAGCATTTTATCAATATTGCGCCTAGAGCTTCCGATCTTTTTGCTTGCTTTGTTGGCTGACCCTGTCTCAATCACCGCATCTAGTATCTGATGATGCCTCTCAGTGGTTGCAAATTCCTTTAGTACCCGTGGATCGATCTTATTCACTATGCCTCCTGCTGGGCTTGTAGTTCGGCATACTCGCTGTCTGCGGGTATTGATAACCGAATGCCCTGCTTGGTAGCCCAATGATAGACGTTATCAAGAAAGTGTACAAATTCACCTTTTGTTAGCTTGCTAGTGCTTTTGATCTGGTCAGGCAAGTTGTTAAAGGTATGCACACCCAAGAATCGCTTTTTTAAATACAGTTTCCACACAAACTCTGGGTCTTCGTGATCTACTGCGTGGCCTTTTTTTGCCATGCCTTCCGCTATTTCCCTAAACCAAATATGCGACATAGCGTTTTGACTTAGGCTTCTTGGGTTTTCATAGGGGTCTAGCTTGACTGCCAAAGGCGTACTGTAGTCCCAGTCTTGCATACGCTTAATGATATGAGGCAGCCTTTTCTCTAGCTCCTGCTTACTGCTTACCTTTACATGATCGCCCTGACTCACAGCTTTACCCGCAACCATTTAGCCATTATTCGCTCAGACTTATTCTCCAGCCTGCTTGCAGTTTTCACTCGCTCCCTAGCTGCCGCGTCAAATCCGAGTCTGTTCTTTTCGAAAGAGAAGATCGGTTGCAAATGATTAGGCGTACAGTATTGGCTGCCGTACAACCTACCCTTCAGCGTGCTGTATTTAATCGTCTCAGGGTTTATATCGTTGCAGACATTGACAAGATCAGCAATCGTGTAGCATTTACCATCCTCCAGCTTTGGATGCTCGCCCCTAAACTCGACTAACCTTTTTGCATTCTTACTACGCATTTTTAAATTCCCCATCATAATAAAAGCCAAACTTGTCAAGATAATACTGCTTCATCGAAATTTGGTCTTCAGTGTTAAGCCAGCTAATGTCAGTCATCTGCATATCAATAGACTTGGCCCTAATGCTTTCATTTTTACTAGACTTTTTAGCCATTGGTGAGCCGCCCTGATTTTGCGCCTTAGTCAACCAAAGATTGACAAAGCGTTTAATACCGCTTTTTGTCTTTCTCTTTGTAGGGTTAGCATCGCACCATGATTCCATAGCCATAAGCTCTTGGTGTACGTTGACTGCTGGAAAGACTCTCTGCCA